ATAGCAACGTTAAATGCAAATGCACCGAATATCAGACCTAATGCATGGCCGAAACCTGCCATCATGACAATTTGAAGAATGTCTGATGGCATTGAGTTGAACTGATTTTTTACATAGTCTTTTATAAAACCTAATCCAACTGTAAAACCTGTAAAGGTTACAAAACTAATGCCAAGGGCAATAAATACTTTTGCAACAATATAGGTTAATAGTCTTTGTAATATGGCGAAAAACGCAGCTTTCATGCTTTAGTCCTTTCTACTTGAAAACATGATATATGCTGCTGCTACCGCAGCGATACCAATCACAAGAAATCGGATCATTTCGGCAAAATTACAAATCATGTCATATTTAAATTCCATGGTTATGCCCAAATAGGTTGCAGTTCTTGGAGCAGGGCAAACACCATTATCGGGTAGGAAGAAATCAGGGCTAAATGTTGTATCGTTATTTGTATGAGGAATTTTGAAAGGTTCTTCTTGTTCCTCTACATCGCCTTTTTCTGAACAAGCTAATATGTCAGGGAAAATATTACAGAGTAACCCTTTGGATTCTTCTTTCTTGTCATCTTTTTTGTCTTCTTTTCTTTTGTCTTTATCTTTATCAGATGGATCATCATCCGGATCAGGTTTATCATCTGGACGTTTATCAGGCTTATCATCGGAATCGGGTTTATCATCCGGCTTTTTATCAGGCTTTCCGTCAGGATTAGGCGTAGGATCTGGATCAGGCTTGGTATTGGGTGCTTCAGATCCGCCCGGTGTCAGATCGGGACGTTGAGTAGTTGCGACTTCTGCCGTTGTATTGCCGTTGGAGTCTTTGCCGAAAGTTATGGTAATTTGCACTGGCTTGCCGTTTTCTGGAGTGATAGGGCCAATGGTTACGACTGTTCCGGCAGGGACTTTTATATTTTCTTTGTATTCAGGTTTACCAGCGCCTTCAACAAAGGGGGTAGGGTTGCCATCAATTATAGAAGTGGCAATCTTTAAAAATTCATCCTCTTCTAAAGTTTTCGTTAAAGCTCCATTTTGAAAATAATAACCATATCTAGAGGGTTTACTAGTTTCGCAGGCTACTCCATCAAGCCAAAAACAATTTTTAAAATAAATCTCAGGTTCATTTGGTTTTATTACAGTATCAAAATATTTTTTAAATTCAGATTCAACTTGCATTACTAATAGTTGTTGAGCTTGCTTCTCGCTCACTCCGCCTTTGCTTAAAGCTCGCATAACTGAAGAATCAACCCCCACACAAGAATCTTTTTCAGTTGTACATAACGCATCTTTATATACTTTTAAAAATTCGCCACTTACATCGTTAAACTCATAGCCAGCAGATTCTAAGGACGGATTAACAGCTTGATATGCTTCGTAGGCAAAATAAGCTGCTGTACCCCAACCGGATAGACGTGTACCTAATGCAGCGCCTCTTTTTACCAGGTTAAATGCGCCTGAAAGTACGGCTTTTCGGGAGACGGTTGCTTCAACGGTTGCGCCAATTCGGGCAGACGATGAAGCTCCGGTAGATGAATGAAATATTTCAGCCGATACTGATTGTTTTGAAACATATTTTTCAAAATGTGGCTGATAACCTCTATTAAGTAATTTCTTAAATCCATCATCGACTTTGGCATTTACACCATTCCCCATTTGAAAATTAGTCTGTGCAGCAAAAACACTATTCGAACATATTATTAAAACACTCAATATCAGCGTTGAACACTTTTGATAAAAGAACGCCATTTCCCGAACCAATCTTATAAACAGCTATGCTGTAATCAGGAAATCTAATTTCCAAATAAGCCCCTAAAAACCTATGTGAAAAATTCCTGGATAAAGCATAGAAATCAGAACCGGCAACGCGCGAATTTTGTGCAATCAAATCACAATAAATATAAGCCATAGACATCCCGTAATATTCGTCTAATTGGTTATATTTGCGTTTTGCCAAATACTCTTCATTAATATTTAAATTCAACATAATGCTAACTTTCGTAATGGTTGCTGAAAGTTAGATTATATAGCCACGTCATTTAAAAATCATCCAGCCCACAACGACCGGAACAAACACACCAAGATAAAAATAAATCCATCATAGTGCTACCTCAATTTCTGCCATATCAACCTGATACCCCAAACCGCTGCCATGATGGCAACAACTGACCAGCCTATATAGGATCCGTCTTTCATGCTGTCTATCGGGTTACATTCTGGCAATTCAGCTTTTAAAATCTGCTCCCCATATTTCCAGCCAAACTTAGTAAAATTAAGCTGATATAGCTTTCCGTCATCACCAATTTTGGGAGGCACTAAACTGAAATAGACGTTTTCGGCATCCTGACGGGTTGCGTAACAATTATTTCCGACTTGGTAGCCCATTATTTAAATTCTCATGTCAATTAGTATTCAGACGACCTTTAAGGGGTCGTCTGAAATATGCTTCAAATTAGCGCAATACGCGGCGGATCAGCTGGATAGCGAAGATTGAAGCGATAATACCCAGTACGATGGCCGCAACGGATAATGCGTCAGTCTTTGCAGTTTCCAAGTCGGTTTTAACGCTTTCAGGAACTTCAGCCCATGCTTGAGTAGCAAAAGCCAATGGAACAGCGGCAGCAACAGCCAATTTTGCGCCGTATTTACGGCAAGTATTCATCAATTTCATGATGTTTTCCTTTACGAAATGTTTAAAAAAATGTGTTTGCGGGCTATGTGAAGGTTTTAGAGACCGCCCGCCGAGCCTCTTAAAATTAATCTTCTTTTGTATAAAAACTGAAAATTAAAAATTCGCCGCCGATTTCTTCAATCGCCGAACTGAAAGCATCTTCATAACTTTCATATTGACCGGCAGATTTAATGTTAGGCGTGAAACCAATATCGCCGAATGGATCGGGATAGATGAATTCATGATTTTCAAGTTCTTGAACAATAAATTTTTGCTGATACTTACTCATGATCCAGCCTTCCTTAGGCTTTGGGCGCTGCGCCTTTAACTTGGAAATCAAGCAATTTAGGAACGAGGCCTTTACCTGTTGATTCCATTGCTACGGTTACATCAACCGCGCATGGGAACTTGAGATTTTTCAGCTTTTCGAAATTATGGCTATCGCCAAATTTCATGCTTGCTGCGGTAAAGCCTACGGCATTGCCGTTTGACGGCATTGGGCTGGCTACCAAAACTGTGCAAGAATCGATTTTGTTACCGTCGATTTCGCCTTTAAATTGTTTTGCACCCAACAAGGTTGCTGAATACGTGGTTACTTGGCTTTGCTCAAACATTTTGAATTTCCTTTACTTGTTTAAAAAATTTGAAATAATTTTCTCTTCGAGTTCGATGTCTTTAATGTGTTGTTTTTCCCTATCTTGTGGGAATGCGGTTTCTTTCTCATCAAGCAAATCATCAAGTAATGTTTGCATGTTCAAATCATCAATTGCTTTTTGCTCTTCGTGTATATACTGAATCTTTTGTGTCTGATCTCTACAGTCGTATTGTTCAGGTTGTAAACCTTTGGGATAACCTTCAATGCCTTTTACAAGTTCATCGACAATTTTTGTATCATCCCAGCCTATATCGCGGAGGAAATTAACCATCTTTCCTACCTGATTACGCGCATGGAACAGTTTATGATCGAAAGATAAATTTACTGTTTCTGTCTTGGCATCCATCCGCTTGGCTTCTGTTTTGAATATCGCCGAACATATCGGGTAAGCACCACCAAGATACGAACCGGGATAAAGCAAAACATCTAAGGGGATTTCTATATCGCCTGCCCGAAATTCAGTTTCAAACCTGACCCATGGACTGTTGACATCGCCGAATTGTTTTCCTTTCTCATAAACTCGAGTGAATTTAGAATTGCCGCGTTTACCTACATAAAATGTTTTGCCGCTACCATCATCAGTGCGCCATGCAGTACCGCGGCATTCGCTTTTTGGCCTCATGTTATGAACGTCAAAATGACCGTTATCATGATCAAGTAATGCTTGATCGGGTGTGTATTCGCCGTTAAAAAAATCATGTGCCAC